GAAGAAGAGGCTCTTGCTAACACCTTAGAGACAGGGGTGGACGAGGCACCTGCAGGGGCGGCAACTACCGAAACGGCCCCCGAAACTGAGACTGCACCTGCCGTCGAGGCTGAGACCACCGAAGCCACTACCGAAGCCACTACCGAAGCACCTCCGGCGGAACAAGTTGGTGAGGACGTACTTACGGCTGAGCGCTTCGATCAGCTCGATGTCCCAAAAGCTGCGGCTATCAGGAAGAAGTTTACCGGGCGTTCGATCACGGACCCTGAAGTGCAGGAAGCTTTGCGTAAGTACGCGGGTAACAGCAGCGCAAGAAAGACCGCTCGTGATAACGTTACCTCACTACTTGCAAGCCTAGAGGGGGCGCCAAGTGAGCCCACTGCAGCGGTGTCTGAACCTGTCGGCGAGCCCGCAGGAGCTGTTGAAGGAACTGAGCCTGTCGCAACTGGAGCTGGCCCTGCTGACGGTGGACCAGAGCTTGGAGTGGGACGAGGAAGGGGAGTCAGCGATACTGGAGCTGGACCCGAGGGAGTTGCCGCCGTCGCTCAAGCACCTGACACAGGAGCAGTGGTGGGTGATGGTGTACCTGCTGCAGAACCTGTGGCTGGAGAGGGAGCACAGCCTGCTGCATTAAGCACCGAGACCGACGTAGCAGCAATCCGAAACATCCAGACTAAGAAGCGCGACGACCTCACCGCTAGCGAAAAAACCGTACTTGCCTATGCAAAGGCGGGCATGCCGCTGTCTTCCGCAATCGAAACCGCAGCCGAAGACATGGTGTTTCAAAGCAGCGCGACAAGTGGGGGTCGGGGGCTTGGCTTCCTTATCTGGGCACGGCAGAACGGTAGCCCTGCACTCAATGCCGCCCTCAATGCAGAAATCGCACGGGCTGCAGAACGCTTAAAAGGCATGCGGCAGTCTAAAGCTCAACAGGTAGCTACTAAGAATCTTGTTGCGGCGTTGCAGCAACCTACCATTGATATAGAGCGACTGAAGCGCAGCGTTGGGGATGTTCGTAAGCTCAGCAAGCTGACCGAGGCCCTGCAGTCTCCCCTGCCTACTCCGGTGGCCGACGCCGTTCGTAGTAACAACTTAGCCGAAGCCATTCGCCTACTAGCTGAGCCGGGGCAAGTTGTTACGCAGCAGACCACTACGGAAACTTCAGAGACAACCGTAGAGTCCTCCGTCCCTGACGTTTACCGTGATCTTGCTCGGGCGGCACAGGGCTACGTCGGAAACGTGCAGGTCGAGGTGGTAGAAGGCCTCACTGACGACGCTGGGGCGCCCATCGCCGGTGCCTACGACTCGGTAAACAACCGCATCCTGATCGACGCAGAGCGGGGCATGAACCCGCATACGATCCTCCACGAGCTACAGCACCCGGCTATCGACAAGGCCATCGCCGAAAACACCCTGCCAGCAGTTAAGCGCCTGAACAAAATCTTTGAGGAGCTGCGGGGGCGTCTGGATGGTTTCTACGCGGGGAAATCTCTCGGGGAGTTTATCGCAGAGTTTCGTAGTAATCCTCGCTTACGCACCGAGGTAGCATCACTTACCCCCAAAGGCCGAGTAAGTTTCTATCGTCGAATCATGAACGAGCTGGGGAATATCCTCCGTGCGCTCGTAGGTAAGCCGCCCAAGTCGCTAGACGCTACAAACACGCCGCTGGATAACTTGATCTCCAACATCATGGAGCCGCCGGGGTCTAGCGCAGAGACCTTCAATGCCGTCTTCACGTCCGACAAGGCCGAGCAAGACGCCTACATGGACCGGTTCGTGGAGCAGTATTTCGATGGCGGCAAGCAGCTAAACCCCACCGAGGGTAACCGGCTGACTGCATCGTTCGGGCGTATCTTTGGACGTGGCACGAAGAAGGCAACGATCTCTAACGCCCTGAGCTTCGCCTCTTCTCTCCAGCTATCCGACGTATTCGGCTACTTTAGCCCGCGCCTTAAGCAACTAGGCCGGGACCTGCATAACGAGTTTGACCTACAGAACGGGTCGATGCGTAACGTCATGAGCAGGGTGGACCGTAACTACAACCGGTTTAACGATTGGCGCCAGAAGAACAAGAAGAAGGTGCAGTCCTTCGACCGCGTAGTGACCATGGCTACGGTCGGTCAGGTAGACCCCACCAAGAAGCGCAAGGCCTACGCTAAAGACGCAGACAAATTGTTTGTCTACGACCGCATGAAGCCTCTATGGGACCGCCTCGGACCTGATGGGCAAGAACAGTGGAAGCTCCTGCGTAAGCACTACCAAGATATGTTTGCGGACCTCAAGGAGACGTTGTTCTCTAACATCGACCGCTACGTCGAGGACCCGTCTACGGCCAAGAACCTCAAGACGCAGGTGTTCCAAGAGCTATTTGGTAAGGCGGAGCTTGAGGTGTACTTCCCGTTGGCACGTCAGGGCGATTACTGGCTGACCTACAACATGAACGGGGAACGGGTGGTCGAAGCCTTTAACACGCAGGCTGAGCGCCGTGCTGCCTATCTGGAGATTGAAGAGGCCGGGGGTAGTCAGATCACGCCCCACGGCGCGCCAAGCGCATCCATGATAGCTAACGGTGCCCCGAGCGGGTCCTTCGTCGATAAGACCCTGAACATCCTCAAGGAAGGCAACGTCAACAAAGACATACAGGATCAGGTCATCGAGCTGTTCATCAACGCCCTGCCTGAGACTTCACTAATCCGGTCCATGCAGACTCGTAAAAACCGTTTAGGGGCCATGGAAGACTCCCTGCAGGCGTTCAAGCAGAAGGGCTACAGCCTTGCCCGGGAGACTCTGCGCCTCAAGCATGGCAACGAGTTGCGCTCAATTCAGAACCAGATCATCGGCGAAATCGACACCCGGATGAAGCTGCTGCCTGCAGCCCGGGCCCGGTACGTAGAAACTTCCCGTGCAGCAGAACGAGAGCCGACTAGGCAGAACCTTGCGCGGAAAGAGGAAGCTCGGAAAGAACTTGAGGAGAAGTTGCGTCGTTACGGTGGCCGCGAGATGGACACGGCGATGGCTGATGCACTCAAGGACGAGGTGCGGCTGCGGGTTAACTTTGCCCTGAGCCCGCCTACCGGTGCATTTATGAAGATGGCTACTCTCGCCAACCGCCTGACCTTCGTTTCCTTCATGGGTCTTAACCCGGCGTCAGCGTTCGTGCAGAGCGGCCAGATTCCTCTTGTTAGCTACTGGGCTACGGCGGGGCGTACGGATAACAAGACAGCATCAAAAGCCTACGCGACGGCCACGAGCATGTTCGGTAGCAGCGGCTTCCGGCGGCAGGTGCCTATCTATGACTCTGCAGGCAATCAGGTAGGTACGGAGACGGTTACCGGCACCAACCCGTCTATCGACAACTACTATATTGCAGACGACAAGGGTCAGCTACGGATTCGCCCTGACCTGCCCATGAGCGACAAGAAGGGCTTCTTTGAGTTCACGCTGCCTGACGGCGGTACGCAGCAGCTTACGCAGAGAGAGTTCTTGGGGATGATGCTCCCCCTTGTGCAGCTTGCATCGGATCGAGGACAGCTAGGTCACTCGGCTATCTTTGAGCAGCTTGAGGTAAACAGCGTCTGGAATAATTCTCGTAATGTCATGGACATAATTACCGGTATCTCGGGGATCATGTTCCACAACTCGGAGATGTTCAACCGGCAGGTGACGCTGGCTGCAAACTACGTCAACGAGCTGCATCGCCTGAACACCAACCCGACCGCAGAAGAGCGTGGGCTAACCCCCGAGCAGAAGCAGGCCTACGCAGCTAACGAGGCGATCTACCTGACGCAACAAACTAACGGTGGTAGTGCGCTAATCACTGCTCCTCGTATGGCACAGGGTACCGGTGCTCTCGGCCCGCTGGGCCGCACCATGATGATGTTTAAGACCTACGGCCTTGGCATGTGGTACCACCAGATCAAGTCTTTGCGGCAGTCACTAAACAGCATCGAAGACCCGCAGCTTCGCGAAGCCGCCAGGAAGCAACTCGTTGGGATGACGATAGCTACAGTGTCTCTGCTTGGGCTTCAGGGCCTTACGCTTACCGGCGGGGTGCTGGCTATCCTCGACATGTTTGATCTACTCGGAGACGGGGAAGACGAGCTACCGGCGGAGCTGCAAGTGGAGGACTACTTCCAAGATAGGCCCATGGTCTGGACCGGACTGATTAACTACGCCACCAAGATGATGGGCGGAGAGCTGGACGTTTCGCAGCGTATGGGCTTCCGTGACCTGATAATCGCCAACAGCCGCTACGCAGACAAAGACGCAGACCTATACTCACAAGTCGGTGCAGCGCTCCTCGGTCCGTCAGGATCGCTCTTCAGCAACTACCTTAAGTCCTATAAAGCCTTTGAGAACGGGGACGCACGGAGAGCCTTTGAGCTTGCGGCACCTGCTGCCTTTGCAAACATCTCCCGGTCCATGCGGTATGCGGACGAAGGGGACTTGACTCGCCTTGGCTCTTCCATCGTTGACGAATACAGCGACATGGAAATCTTCGGTAAGGGCCTCGGCTTCTCGTCTTCGCGGCGCACTCGGCAGCAGAGCCGCCTCGGGGAGCAGAAAGGTGCGGAGCAACGCCTCACTGCGATGGCATCCCGCCTGCGGCAGAGGCGAAATATCGCGATCAACGCCGGGGACTATGAAGAAGTTTTTAGGGCACAAGAGGCGATCAACGAGTTCAACGACAAGTACAGCGATAAGTACCCCGGGCTGTTCATCAGTCCTGAGTCCGCTGACAAGTCTCTAGATCAGTTCTGGGAGAATAAGCAGAAAGAGGTTGGGGGTATCCTGTTCCTGAACGAGGCCTTTAGATTTTCTGCGCAAGATACCAAAGATACGCAGTCCCTGAAGAGACAACAAACTAGCGAGTAAACCGCACGGGCCGCATTGATCGGGGGGATCGGTGCAACAGTCTACGCGTACGACCAAAATTGGCCGGGTGGGTGAGTTCTTCGTAGCCTATGTGCTAGAGAGGCATGGCGTCGAGTGCCACCATGTAGACAGATTCGGCATGGACCTGTGGTGCAGGTTGCCGGATGAGCGTCTTGTCACCGTAGAAGTTAAGACCTGCACGTCACCTCGCATGCGCGGAGCCCACCTCCCTAATTACTACTTCTCAACAAATAGCCGCAACGCTGATTGGTACGCCCTCGTCGCGCTGGATATTGAGCGGGTGATGTTTATTCCCATGTACAAGATAGCCGCGCAATCGCTGCGCATAAAGCCTCACGACTTCGCCACAGAGCGGTGCGTAGAATCCGTAGAGCGGTTCTTGGGGAAAAAGACCCCCGCCGAAGCGGGGGTGAGAGAGGAGAACAACAGCCGGGAGAAGGCTGTCCTAGCTAAAGTATCATAGCAGCCGCCAGAAGCGTACCCCGAACATACCATTCTCCACCCGAGGTATTGCCTTGATCTTCATGGACCTACGCCGGGTCACCTCCAGCACCTGCTTCTTTGCTTCCTCTACGTCAACGCATGGTATGAAGATCGAGCTGCCCACCGCGAAGCGGTTCCAGTTAACAACTATCCGCGCTCCGTCTGGGCAGAGGTCGTCAATCTTTAACCGTATAGCCATCGTCTTTGTCGTAGCTCTCGGGCAGCGTAACCACGATTGAGTCCTGCGGCGGCGTGTCGTAGGAGGTGCCCTTGTTGTACCGAATCTTCATCCGCTTGCCGCCCATCTGCTTCATGAGTTCCTGAGTGATGCTCTGGTAGTTGAGCTGCTGGTCCGCACACCACTTACGGAACACCTTCGGCATGATGCAGAACCTACGCACGTCAGTCTCGTAGCGCCCTGCCAGGATGTGCCGTGGTGACGCTTCCGGCATAACCCGCTGTAGCTGCTTCACACCCTCACTGTCTTCGGCCTTGTTGGTGCGCCGGTCTTCGGTGCTCTTGATGCGCAGGATGCTGTCATGGTGGTCGTTCATGTACTGGCCGACAATCTCGACAATCTCGTAGGTCATCTCCTGCGATGCCTTGAGGTTCGTCCGCAGCATGGCGATGATCCACTTGAACATGGCCTTTGAGTCATAGTCCAAGAGCCCCAGCTTTCTGCAGAACACCAAAGCCGCCAGCACCCTGGCGCAGCCCTCAGACCAGAACCGGTTCTCTGCAGTTAGCCCCACCTGTGTGTCGATACGCGTCTGTATGGTGTCCACTAGCGCGTTAATCTGCTCCCTGTGCTGCATGTAGTAGCGCACAAAGACGATCCCTGCATGGCCGTAGTGGACCTCTACGCTCTTCGCAAACTTATCCGTCAGCGCCTTTTCCGAGGTCTTCGTGAAGAACCGCTCCGCCCTGATCTCCAGCACCCGCTGCGCCTCTGCCTGCCCCATGGCCTTAGCCATGGCTACCTTCTCGTGGAAGCTCACGTTACCGGTCGTGACAGCCATCAGCTTCCACTCTTCGCCCCGGTGCCGTAACTCGTTAGTACCCTGCTTCATACGGTCTTTCTGCTGGCCCCCGGCGAACTGGTAGGCAATCTCCGACATAGCGTCGGGAGACATGTTGGTGATCTCGTCGAGGTACATGGGGATGTTGTGGTAAATCTCTCCGCGCATCATCTTGGCGTTGATGGTATCGGTGCGGTGCATGATGAGACTCTTGGGCCTACCCCACGCGCCAGCAGCCACCAGCATAGCTGTGGTCTTCCCGAGGCCTGACTCCTTACTCCAGATGTGCGTAGCTACAGCGTTGACGCTCGACGACTCCATCATCACCGAGGCAAAACTTGTTAGTACGATGTACTGATGTAGCTCCATGCCCGGCTTGTTGAAGAAGTTGGCCGTGTTGACCCACCCCTGCAGGGTGCCCTTACTGCGGAATGCCGGGAACATTGCCCCCGTGGTGGCGCTTGGCGCGTTGTGGTCGGTGCGGTCTGGGAATATCTCCTTGTCACCAATGACAAAGGACGAGCAGTTTTCGTCGGTCCACCCAAACTGCCGCCGTGCCATATCCGCCTGCGTCGTTAGCTGTAATTCGTCAATCCAAGTTTTCATATACTTTACGATCCCATCCATGTTGGTCATGAACACGCCTCTACGGGCCATCGCTCTTTTGAACTCGTCTCGGGATATGGCTACCTGCAGAGGTACGGTGAACTCCCGCACCCCGTCCATGGGCATGTGTAGCCGCATCACGATGCACTCGCCAAGCTCTGGGTCGTCTAGGCGCCGTGTGGCGTACAAGTCGTTGATGTAGACCAGCTTGTCTTCTTCGATGCCGTCGTCGTCCTCAGAGCGGATGTAGACACCACCGTTAGCCCCCCGGAAATATGGGGCCGGGTACTTCGGAATCACTATCTCTTCAGAGGTATCGTTCTCGTTGCCCTCAGCCTGCACCACCGTGGCAGATACAGGGTCCTTGTGCTCCCGTATCCGGTTACCGAGCGTTATGGGCGAGCGTATCTGTTCGAAGTTAGGACACCCCTCACAGATGCCCGGGTTGTAATCGTTGAAGCTGCTGCAAAGGTATGGCCCCTTGATGCGCTCCAGCTTGGCTTCAGTTTCGGCGGGGTCATAGTCCGGGTGCCCCTTAGACATCAGGTGAGCTACCTGCTGCCCTTCCTTCGTAAACTTGGCAATAGATAGCCCGGCTCGCCACAGCGGCTCGTCCACCTTGTCCTGATGCCGCAGGATGTACTTGAGCTGGTCGCAGCCTTTCCCGGCTTTGGTCTTCAGCATGATGGTCTTGAAGGACGACTCGCGGTTACCGGTCAGGGCTTCCATCAAGGCGTTGGCTTCGACAGGACGCTTCTTGCCCATGTTCGGGACGTACACGTCCAGCTTCGCCGAAAGCGCATCCATGCTGATAGGTGACACAAACTCCTTGCCCAGTACCTGCACCGGGAGCGGGTCGCCCTTGTGGTTGCGCGTGTTAGGGACTCGTAGCACCCGGGCTATGTCAGCGGTCACCGCTGGGTCAGCGTCTAGCTTCTTGACCTCACAGGCCTTCTTCAGCCGCTCAGCCACCCCACGCCATGCTGCTGCGTCTACCGGAGCGTCGAGAAACCAATAGGCATGGATGCCACGGCCTGAGTTAACGAGCTGCGGCTTAGGTAGGTCTAGCTGCTTGCAGAACTGCTGCAGAGCCTTGAGGGCAGCACCCTGCGTCGGGTATGCCTTGCCGTTGCCGCAGTCCAGATCGAGGAAGAACGACTGCAACGTAAGCGCATTGTCTACCTTGCGGCGGTCCTCAGGGCCATAGGTTGCCAGCCCATAGAATACGTCGTATCCCTCGTCGTCTAACTCGTTGGCCCTGATTACTAGGTCATCGATGGAAGAGTGAAACTCCTGCTTGATGCCTCCAGACTTTTTGGCTGCAAAGGTGCAGTAGCGTCCATCTCCCCCCAACACTCGATACAAAAATTGTCTTGTGTCCATATCCCACCTGATTGATAGAGACACCGCGACAGGGGCGCTGCAGTACCCTTTTCGGCGTTAACCTAGTCGCGGCGTTGGGGGACTCTTAGTCGTCCCAGAACGAGTCAACGATGTCAGCAAGGTCAGCATCGTCCGCCGGGGGCGTCTCTGCCTTCTTCCTCACCTTCTTCGGCTCGCTTACGACTTCCTCCGCTGCCTCTACCTCAACTTCAGGCTCGGGCTCCGCTGCCTCGATGGCATTGGCACGGGGCTTTGCTGCGGGCTTGGGGGCTTCCTTAACTTCGACTTTCTGTACCCCATCGGTCTGTGCAACAGTCATGGTGACGGCCCGCTTCGTGTCCTCATGCTCGCGCATCTCAAGAGCTTTTTCTAGCTCTTCATCAGTTAGAGGACGCACGGGCTTGAAGAACAGCTTGGGCACTTCGCTGTTCTCGTCGAAGTACATCTCCGTAACGAGCGCTACGGCGGGCATATCGTTGGCACGGAGGAACTTCGCGTAGGCCTGCATCGGCATCTTGTTGTCCTTCGCCTCGCCGAAGATAGACGTAGCGGGGAGCTGGAGCTGATACACCTCACCAAGTTTCTGCGGGAAGGCGATAGCCAGACGCTGCGAGAAGCGGCATGCACGACCGTTACCGAGGCCGGAGCCCTTCACGTTCTGCGGGCAGTCCATGCACTTGCTAGCTTGGCGCTGATCTTCAGGCACGTCAGAGGACGGCACGTTGGTATCAGCCGACCAGCAGGTAGGCGCGGACACGTTCTTGGGATCGTAGGTGCCTTCGTAGTAGGTCCGAGCGATCTTAGCTGCGTCGATGATGACGATTTCCATGGAGTCGTTCTTGCTGACCCGCATCTCTTCGCCGTTAACCACCTGACGGAACTTGCCACCACGCAGGCTGATTCGGCGATTCGTTGCGCCGCCACCACCGCTGCCACCGGCAAGGTTGTCGTTCAGGTCCTTCAGCTTGGCGAACATGTCGCTGCTGACAAGGGCGTTGCCCTTAAACATCTCCATATCATTACTCACTAGCGTTCTCCTTAGATGTCGTCATCAGCGTCAAAGGGAAGCAGCTCTTGCTCCTCTTCAACCACAGACTCTTCGATTACAGGCTCTGCGGCCTGCTGCACGGGTGCTTCTTCGGGTATGGGCCCACCTGTCTTCGCTGCCCGGCGACGAGCGTTCTCGTCGAAGAAGTGTTGCTCGATCTCCGCCAGCATGAAGCGGTAAGCGGTCCCGACCTTGACGTACAGGTTCGGCGGGATTTTGTGCTTCCGCATCCACAGGCGCACCGTGGGAACTGATACAGAGAAATGCTCTGCCAGCTCTGTAGACGAAACATACTTCGGTTGCATACAAGCTCCTTACTTTTTGCGGACAGCTACGGTGTATTCCGTTTCCGCGTTCAATCCCGGCGGGATCAGGTCAGGGTTTTCCTCCAAGAACTGCTTCACGTTGGTCTGATTCAGACGCTTGTCGAAGAACTCAGGGACTCTATGCTCCATAACGAAGTCGTACATAGAGGCCCAGTCGCTCGTCCAGTAACGGCGCTTGATCGTCCGGTAAAACACGCCCTCGGTGGTCTTAACACTCTCGACGTTGTGCTCCTTGCAGTGGTCCAGCAGGGCTTTCTTGATCTTGTCCTGCTTACCCAGCAGCGCTTCGTCTTGAGCTTTGAACTCGGCGGACAGCTCGCTACGCTTGTTGCGTATAGTGATGTACGCCTTCACCAGCTTCTCTAGTGGTATCTCTGCCATTGGGGTTCTCCTCTCAAGAGACCCTTACATTAAATGCTATGTTCTAATTAGTCAAGCAATTCTTTGTACAAATCGATCATCTTCGTGTGAACGTCAATACGTCCATCTAATAACTTGTATACACGACGCTCCACGTCCGAGCCCTGTAACTGCACCACGAGGCAAGGATGCTTCTGGCCGGAGCGATGCACCCGGGCATTGGCCTGAGCATATGTCTCCAAAGAACTCGTCGGCCCCCACCAGACCACTGTGTTAGCGGCTGTGAGCGTGACCCCGTGCGCTGCGGCTCGCGGCTGGATAATCAGCACCCGGGGGTCTTTCTGCTCCTGAAAACGCTTAAATATCTCGGTGCGCTTCTTAGCGGGCACGTCGCCGTAGATCACGTCGCTCGTGATGCCGTCTTTCTTGAACCGCTCGGACAGCAAGCCGATAACATGTCGGAAGGGTACGAACACCAGAACTTTCTGGCTGGCCTCGTCGATGACCTCTTTCAGGATGTTGTAGCGGTTCTTGATGTCGAACTCTAGGGTCTCGCCTTCGTCGCTGTAGACCGCGCCACAACTTATCTGCATGAGCTTATTCATCATCACCGCTGCGTTAGCCGCCGTGATCTCTTCCCCATCCGCCTGCATGACCATGCGGCTCTTCAGCATGTCGTAATACTTCTTCTGCTGCGCCGTGAGGGGCACCTCACGCTTCGTGTAGGTCATATCGGGCAGGTCTAGGCACTGCTCCTTGGTGAAGCGTATGGCTGGCTGCAGGGCGTCGTACACAATGTCTGTGGCTTCGGGCCGGGGCATCCACTTGAACTGCGTCACCTTGTGCATCACCTGCTCACGGAACGTACCAAAGAACCGTGGCACTCCCCGGGGATTGACCAACTTGGCTAAGCCATAGGCGTCGAGGGGCGACTGTGCGGCGGGGGTTCCCGTCATCATCCAGAGCCAAGTCTCTGGTTTCAACAATT